ACTCCTAGTTGAGCCGCACGAAGTTCGAGCAACTCGACGCGAGTGCGGCCGATTGCCTCAACTTGTCGATTCAGATCCTCGATAAAGGAGTCGCGACCGGCCTGTTGACGGGCGGCCGCACGTTGGGCCTCCGCCTGATCGCGCGCCGCCTGCGCCACTTGCTCTTGCGCGGCCCGCATATTCTGCAGCTGCAGGATGAGGTGCGCAGCCTCTTGCGACACACCCAGTTGAGCGGCGCGATACTGCAGCGTCTCTTCAGTCGAACGACCGAACAATTGAATCTGTTCACGTAAACTGGCGACAAACGCATCCCGTCCAGCCTGCGCCTGGGCTGCTTCCCGCTGTGCAGCCGCCTGAGCGCGTGACGCCTCGGCGCTATCCCGCGCAGCTGCGTTCACCTGCTCCTGTGCTGCGCGCATTTCACGCAACTGAACGATCAACGGTTCTGCGGCTTCGGCTGCGCCGGCCTGCGCGGCACGGTAACGCATCACTTCTTCCGTGGACGCACCAAAGAGTGTGACTTGTTCGCGCAGACTAGCCAGGAAGTTGTCTCGCGTTGCCTGCGCCTGAGCCAACTCTCGCTGAGCAGCCGCCTGCACGCGCGATGCCTCTGCGGCTCGCAATTGCTCCGCCTGCTGCTGCGTTGCGGCCTGTGCTACCGCTGCCTGCGCCTGCTCGACAGCCCGCAGCTGGGCGATGTATGGCGCCAAGGTCGCGGGATCCACGCCACGCTGGTTTGCGAGCAGCTCATAGTAAGCTGCGGTGGACTTCCCACCGGCTTCCATTGCGATGGTCGTACGTTGGATCGCCTGGACGATACTCCGTTGTGTGGCCTCGATATTCCGCGCAGCTGCGGAGCCGCCAGAACCGATTCGGGAAACCGATTGTCCAGCGTTCTCCGACTCGCGAACGATCTGCCGCATGCCGGTGCTGACTTGCGATCCGTCGACCTCGACTTTAATTGTTGCGGTGTTGACGATCTCAGACATTCGGCACCCAAATAAAAGGGGCCACACAAGGCGGCCCGGTCAGTCCTTCTTGTTCATCGCCTCGAGGGCGGCGAACTCCATCGCTCGAACGTCGTCCTCAAGCTCCTCGTATTCACCGGGCTCAAGGCTCATTCGGTCCATCTTGTGAAAAAGCGGTCCGTAGTCGAGACCGGTCGCACCGCCGGCGCCAACCCTCCATTGGGTTTGCAGTCCAGAGAACAAAAAATAGACCCGATGATTCTCGGGCCATATTTCGATTGTTTCGTCCGGATAGTCCTCTGGCGAGAACCCAAGGCGCCGCATCTTGGCGATGTCAGCCTCGGTGAGCCCGGGCGTGTACATCGCACGGGCGACCGCTTCTAGTTTCCCTTGCGGCCCTCGTTGATGGCTGCACGGTAATCCGCGATGATCGCCTTGACGGCGGCGGGCAGTTCGTCGGCCAACTGCGCGATCGCTTCCTTATCGAACGGAATTTCGAGCTCCCAGCCCTTGACCGTGCGCTGCAGGTAGCTGACGTTAAATGCATCCTGCCGCGAGATGATGTCCTGTTGGGACATCCCGAACGGAGCGCCATCGTCGATTGCCTTTTGCATTCGCGCCGCCTCTTTTTCGGCCTCGACCCTGATTTCGGCCTGCAGTTCGTCGTCGAATTTCGCGAGTTCGCTGCGGGTTCGGTAGATGAGGTCGAGGGTGAGGGAGCCCTCGCCGCCTTCCAGCATCGGGAAGGTGATGGTGCGCTTGAACGATTCCGGACGCTTACCAAGGATAATTTTCGGTGCCATGATTGTTCTCTTTCGAAGTCAGGATAAAAAGACCGCAGGGGGCGACCCTGCGGCGGTAAAGGGCCGGCGCCGAGCTTGTTAAGCGCCGACCTGGCAAAACCGGTTACGAGGCGTAGCGGACGACGCGGCCCTGAACGGCGAAGCCGCACTTGACCGACATCGCCTGGCCCTTGCTTTGGCTCGGGTTCTCGTTGAAGCCCACGGTGGTGTTGTAAAGCAGCACGCCGCCGTTCGGCAGCACGCCTTTCAGTGCGGTCGGCTTCTTGCCGTTGGTCGCGGCGCGCAGCGCAGCGTTGTGCGGCTGGGACATGTCGTCGGCGATCGTCATGGTCAAGCTGGTTGCGGCGAAGCCATCCTGGAGGCTGACTTCATCGTCGTTGTCGAGCACCGACACAGTCGCGTATTTCGGGTCGCCGCCAGACGGCTCGCACGACATGACCTGCACGATCGATTGCCAGGTCGTGATCTTTCGCACCGAGCCGACACCAGCGCCGGCCGGGAACTGAGTAGTGTCGGTGGTGTCCAGGCCTTCGAGGGTGAACGACGTACCCGATGGCGCCTTCACGCGGAAGATTCGGCCGTTGGCTTTGGACCAGCTGCCGGTGTACTCGACGAAGTCGCCGGCGACGAAGGTATTAGTCGCGGTCGCGACGGCTTCCGACGCGTTGGTCGCGGCGGTGATGTTGACTGCTGCAGCGTAAGCGGTGGCGATCGCGTATTGGATGCCGTTCGGGAGCGAGAAGCTCATAAGGTGGGCCTTTCAAAAGTAAAAAAGCCCGGAGACCGGGCCGTGGCGCCCGCTTTGGGCATGAAAAAACCGCCCGGATCTCTCGGGGCGGTTCGGTTTGAGTTGCAGCGGTCAGCAGAACAAGTAGAACTCCTGCATCGTGCCGCGGTACTTTGTTACTTCGTCGTAGGTGTCGAGTGGGATTGTAAGAACTTCCGGCTGGAGAACGGTGGCAGCGCGCAGCGTGTCCTCGACCTGCTCCGCGATCTGACCGGCTTCGAGGATCGACTTGGACCACACGTTAACTTGGACGCGGCGCTGCTTCTTCTCAGGCTTTTCTCCGCCGAGGAACTCTTGCGAAGCGCCGCCGACAACCTGGAAAACGACATAGGGTGTCGCGGTGCCTTCATCAGCGACGAGCGGGAACACCCGGTCACCAGCGAGGCCACGCAAGGCTTCGCGTACTTCAGTGTGGACAGTCATTGGCTTGCGTTAGCTAGTAGGAGTTGAATGAGCCTTTGTGTCATGACGTCGACCGCCTCCGCTTTTTTGCTTTCGTAGGCTGGACGCATGAACGGGTAAGCCGGAACGGTGGCGTCGCCATACTCCAGAAGAGCAGCAGCACGATGGGCTTTCCACCCGACCTTTCGGCCCCTCTTGCCGTATTTGGTGTTTTCTGGGACGAACTTGTGCCCCTTCTCCACCCACTTCCAATAGAAGGCATCATCGCCGCCGTATCCTCCCTGCCGAACCGTAACAAGGTAGACCTGTCGGACTTTCCCGTCCGATTGCTCTTCTAGGCGTTTGATGATGATGTTGTCGTGGATCGTCCAGGTCTTGGCATGCCGGGCAGCGTTTCGCTTCGCCTCCTCACGGAAGATCTCGGCGCCCGCGAAGCCGGTAATGCGAAGCACGTCCTCGCCGACGCTCTCGTCGAGTCTGGAGATCGCGGTAGCGAACTCGGTCTCAAAGCGGGAGGTGTCGAACTCAATCATTTCACGCTCTCCACGACCAAGAACGTAAACCGCCGATCCTTCGAGTCCGGCAGCGCTGACTTCACGTCGTAGTCCACTCCCAAGAGACGCACTCGCATCGTAGTGTCGACTCCCGCGTCGGACCACACTCGAATAGAGGCCCTGACGATGGACGTCTCGGCGTTCGCCCGCATCACCTCGGCGCCCGTTTGGAAAAGAACGTCGCCCCAGATGTCAGGTAGTGAAGTCCAGTCCTCAACCGACTGGCCGGCAGCGTCTTTGCCGGCCTGGCGTTGGAGCGGCGTAATGACGTCGTTCATTCTCACAAGTACACCCTGTAGCGATCGAGCAGCCGGCACAGGTACTGCGCGCTGCTACTCGGGAAATAGGAATCCTCAAGCTTGCCGAGGATGTACTGCCTGATCGCCGCCGGCACGTCGTCAGCGCTTGGACCGAAGCCCGCGAGGTACTGCACCTCAACAGCATTGATGCGCGCCGCTGTTGCTGGCCATGTTTTTCCGGGCGCGGGCACGACGTAGCCCGGCTCACTTTTGGCGTCGACCAAGTAGTCTTCCGGCGCCAGGGTCTGCAGCACGCCATCGACGTCGTAGAACCTCACCGACAGGACGTTGGCAACAGGAGACTTCGTCAGCTGGATCGCGCCAGGCCCGCCGCGCAGTCCGACTGGGAAGGCGTCGAGCGCCTCCTCCCAGGTCTGATGGACGAAAGCGCGGTTCGTCTCGTGCTCAGCGTCCTCCGTGAAGCCTTGCACCTTGCCCTGAATCTCGTCATCGAGCGAAGTGCTGCTTGCTCGGGCCTGGCGTCGAGCAGCCTCCATCGATACCGCCAACTCCAGTGGCGCAACGACCAGTCGTGTACTCATCGGTTGTTCCTTTGCATTGCTGGCGGACGACCTGTCGGGCGATAGCCAGGGCCGTCCGGCGCGCGGGCGTATTCGACCACCTCGCCCTGGGCTTCCGCTTCTGGCTTCACCTGAGCCTCACCTTGTTCAATCAGTGCTCGGATAGCCGGGATGTCTTTCACGTCGATCATTAGGTATCCACCCTATTGAACCAGGTCGTTTTATCGAACTCTTCGCCGTTTGCGCAGGTCACCCGAGCCGTCCAGAAGTTCTCCGCGCCGCTTGCGACGTCGAGCCCGCCTAGCTTGATCAGTACGTAGGTTCGCTGCACACCGGCGACAGTGATTGTCTGAATGACCGGTGCGATCAGGACCGTTACGCCGGCAATGACCGGTGCCACGAATGCCGCAGTGGTGCCGCGGTCTGCGAGCTCTTGGGTGACATCTGCTGCATAGAAGCTCTTTTCGTCTGGATCCTTGTCGAGGTACCAGCGGTCCCCCTTCTTGGTTGGTCCTTTTGTGGCCATGTGAACTCCACTGCTTCCTGCAGTTTTAGAAAATAACTACCCGGCTTCCGCTGCCCTCGAAGACGACGATGCGGTTTGCGGAAACCCAGGACAGGTCGATCGGGCCAGTAGGTGGCTGCGTAACGGGTGGGTCCGCGAGAGTCTTGCTGACCTCCCCGAGCGCAGACTCGCCAAGCGCCCCAAAACCTAAAAGCATGTCAGCTCCCCGTAACGGTAATTGCGGTGAACGGCTGTAACGGCGCGCCCCAGGTGCCACGCACATACGTGATGTTGTCGCACGGGATAGCCGCAGGTATTGGGTCCGTCGTCGAGCTGCCGGCGTGGGGCGAGTTCATCTGCGCGTATGCGATCGTCGCCGCTGCACTGGCGCCGGTCACGCGGATCGTAGTGGCGTCAACGATGGCCGTTCCGGTAATCGTAATCACGTTGTTGCTTGCATCACGTAGCTCGAAGCCAGTGAGTGCTGCACCATTGCCACCTGCGCCGTCCTTCAAGACCGTGCCGCCACTATGCTGTACCGTCAGCAGCACATCCAGGCCACTGAGGCGCGCACTGACAGCGCGCGGGCCCGCGCCGGACACACCCACGCCGAAGCGGGCCGCTAGCGACAAACCTGCGCGCGCACCGATGCGGGCAAATGCAACGCCCTTCTGATGCACGCCGTCGACGGTCACGCCGTCATGCGCTGTCGATGCCAGGAACGCGCCTGGGGACGTGGCTGCATAGTCACACAGCAGGGCACGCATCGCGCCGAATTCACCTTCGACGCTGCCGCCATAGCTACCAGGTCCGAGAGAAATCACGCCAAAGTGGAAATTGCTGGCATCGCGGCCCCCAAGGGCAGCGCATTGCGCATGCACGTTGGCGAGGGCCGCGCGGTGCCCCGTCGGGTTCAGGTTATGCGCATCACTTTCGCCCTGGTACCAGATGGCCGCCTCGATGTCGCCGCCCGCATCAGCAACCGCAGCAGCAAAGGCATTCCAGTTGGTTTGCCCTGCCTGCCACGACGAGATGAACGAACCGCCGACCGCACGCTCTATCAGGCATACCGGGATACCCGGTGCCGCAGCGACGGTGTTCGCGAGTAGCACGACGAAATCGCCATTGACGGTGCCGCCGTTGTCGCCCGCTGCCTCGGTAAAGTTGCTGCCGTAGGTGCCGGCGTTCAGGCTCTCGGCCAAATTGTCGTTGATCCGGCCTACCCGGTTGTAGACCTTGGGCCGGCTGAAGAACAACGATTTTTTCCCGCCGAGCGGGTAGAACCACGCTGTTTTCGGCGCGTTCTCCATGTTCGATTGGCCGATCAGGCCAATGCACATGCCGATGCCGAACTTGTTAGAACCCGAAATGACGGTCTGCGGGTTGGCTGGATCGCGTACCTGCAGGCGATACCAGCAGCCCTCAGGAGCGCCGAGGATCTTACCGGACGCTGCGCCGCCGCTGGCGAACAGGCTGGCAAGTGAGCCCCACGAAGTGATGGCCGCGCCGCTGTCAAAATCAACAAGGCGTGCTTCGACATTAGTCGGTGCTGCGCCCGTATAGGACAGGCTGACGGTGAGGTCGAGACTGTGTCCACGGCGCTGGAAGACTCGCTGCGACTGGTAATCAGCGACAGTGCCGATCTGAGACGGCCCGCCCGGCTGAGCGACACCAGATGACACACCGGTGATTGCGATCTTGCCGTTGCGCAACCTCGGCTTTCCATTAGCTAAACGCGGCGCCATTAGCTCACCACCAGGCCGCCGGCTGCGTTGTAGCAGATATCCTCAGTTCCGATGCGGAACCATAGGTAGAACGGGACGCCAAGGTCAGCGGTAGACACCCACAAGTTGGCCACGTTCTCCCATGCCGGATCGGCGCGGTCGGCCATTGGCACCAGGCCGTTGACCGACAAATCACCGCTGGCGTTTTGCGCGGCGGTGATTTCTGCGGGCGGGACCGTGTTCGACTTGCTCCAGCCGCAGCGCACGTTAGTGCCCGCGGCCACGTTCGGCGTGATATTGAAATAGCTCGCAGGCGTGGTCATCGCCTTCGTTGGCGCGAAGTACGAACCGGCGTTCGTGTAAGTGCCGTCGGCCGCAGACTTGGCAAGTGCCGTCTTCACGGTGTTGCCCGCCGTGTACGGCGCAATAGTGTGGCCTGATGACGCTGCTGCCACGTTGTTGGTGATCGCCAGGCCGGTAAAGCTGGCCAGCAGGTTACCCGCCAGGTCGCGGGCATTGTTGGCGCCCGGCTGCGTGTAGGCCACAGTGCGCGCGGCTTCGCCATTCACAAATGCCGCAGACACGGTCAGGTTGATGACGCTGCCGCTGATCGCCACCGACGACACGGTATGCCCGCCAACGGTGAACGCCGATGCAGCCGGGACGAAGTTCGTGTCCAGCGGCTCGCTCATAGTGATGGCGACGATGGTCGGCGTCGAGTTTGCCACTGCGGCTGCGCTGGCGGTTGGCTGCACGGTGTCGCCGGCCGCCGCCACATTGTTGGTCACCGCCGAAGGGCCGAACGACAGAGTGGCGTTGCCGGCTGCATCCTGGAGCATGGCACCGCTAGACGGCTTGGTGTAGGTGACGGTAATGGCGTTGCCGTTGACGTACGCCGAGTTGCAGGTCAGCGACACAAGGAGGCCAGACACCGCCACGCTGCTGACGGTCTTGCCGCCACTGACGGCGAATGCCGATGCCGGCGGAACGCTGTTGGCCAGGTTCTCGCTCATCGTGATCTGGATCACAGTAGGCGTGGCGTTGGACACTTGCGCGGTAGCGAAGACCGGCGGCGTTGTGTCGGTGGGCGTGGTTCCGCCGGTGCTGCCTGATGCGGCATAGAGCGCATCGAACTTCACCTTCAGCCAGGCGCACAAGGTATCCAGATCGGCGCGAACCTCGTTCGTGCCGTCCTGCACAAGGCCAAACATATTAGCGCCAGACAGCGCGCCCGCCGCGTTCAGTTGCGCGAGCGATTGACCGAACTGCGCGAAGTAGTCGGCCATCTTGATGCGCTTGAACGCGCCGCCATCTTCTACCGTCAGGGTTGCAGTAGTCGGATTGGCCAGCACGGTAACAAGCGGTGCATCTGGGGCGGCCATCTTCGACAGCCGTGTGCCCGGGACAGTAACGAAAACGTCCTTGGTGCCAGCGCTGAAATTGACCAGCTGGGTGTTCTTGTTGGAGTTCTTGAGAACGGTGTCGCGGCGCAGGTGCGCTCCGTCGATCAGCGTACCGATCCCGATTTCGAATTCGTTGAGGGTTTGATGGAGGATCTCGTAAGGGACCTGGTCATTGACAGCATAACCATCGGCGAACGCAGCAAAGCTACTGGACGGAGCACCGGCCAGCAGGATGTTGCCGGTACCAGTCGTCACAGTGGTCTCTTTGGTGCGGTCGACGTATTCCATTGCCACTCTTTCATTGCTCAGCGAGCCGCGCTTCGATAAACGAAAGCAGCTCGTCGTCGGACTTGCCGACTATGTCTTCAGGGAAGATCGCCACCGAACTGGCTGGGCCACGGACGGTGAAGAAAATGGCGCCCGGAGCCGCCAGCTCGGCGCGCACGTTGGCGAGCCAGGCAGCGGTTACGGGGCTCATGGGACTACTGCTTGCTGCGACTAGTGCGCGCCGCCTTTTCGGTCGTCGGAGCCTGCTCAGCGACGGCCCCCGAAAGCTCATCGCCTTGGGCCAACTGCGTTTCGCCTTCGGTTGGCTCTTCTGGGTCGTACGGCTCTGCAGCACCGACCTTGATTAGCGCGTCGGCGTAACTCTCTTGGAAACCAGCGATGTCACCCGGACTGTATTTCGACGACGGCCTTATGAATTTGACTACTTTCATCTTCACACCCTATTGAAATAGTGACCCGGTAAGCCTTAGCGAACCGGGTCAGGCCGGGTTAGGCGCCCCAGGCGACGCCGGTGAGGACCGCGATCGATTCGACGTGACGCGGACCGAAGTCGTGTTTGGCGATCACGCGGATCAGGGTCTGATCACGCTGGAAGGCACTGACCATGTTGCCGTCGGTGTCCTTGTAGGTCGCCTCTTTCGAGTAGTCGATCAGCAGGGTCTCGTCTTCGCCGATGAAGCAGTCGCCGAAGTCGACGAAGTAGATTTCGGACTGGTTCGAACCGGTGCCCAGGTTGTTCGGGATCTGGGTGGTGGTGCCAACCGGGTAACCCTTCAGCATCTTCTGCGCCATCTCCGGATACACCTTGGTGCCGTTTGCGTTTTGCAGCGATTCCAGGAAGCGGAAGGTGCGCGGCGACATCATCCAGCCCGGCTGCATCATGTTGGCATCGACGCCTTCGAGTGCGAGGATGGCCTTGCTCAGGTCGGTTTCGATCTTCTGCAGCGTGCCACCGTCCGAAGCAGCGATCTTATTGCCGGCGAGCGCCCAGGCCAGCAGGCCCTTCGGGGTGTTGTTGGTGCCGTCGTCGCGGATGAACGCCTTGTCTTCGCGGACCGCGATTGCCGAGGTCAGGTCGTCCACCACGATGCGGTCGACGTTCTGGTTCGAGCCGGAATAGCTCAGCAGGTCGTTCGAGATTGGGACCAGGGCGGCCAGCTTTTTGCTCGACAGCTTCAGGTCATCGAGGGACTGGTTGGTGATCGGTGCATCGGTGTCGCGGCCGATATAGCCGACGACAGCGCCGCCTTTCAGGCGCGGGATGGTCAGGTTACCGTTCTGCAGCGGAAGCGGGCGTGCACCCATACGGCGGACCAGCGCTTTCGGGCGCAGCAGCTCGATCACTTCGGATGCTAGATTGACCGGCACCAGTACCCCGCCAGCGCTCGAGGTCAGCGTGTTCAGCGACGCGGCCACATCTGCGCCGAACTGGTTATCCATCGCGAACTTGGCGGCAGCCTGAGTGTTGCCCTGCGCGGCAGCGAGTGCGCGGACCATACGGGCCATCTTGGCGCCCGGGACTTCTGGGGTGCGCGGAGTGGCCGGCATGCTTGCGGCCGGCGGTGCTTGCGGCTGGTGCGCGGCGGCGTGTGCCTGGTCGACCGGCACAGCAGCAGCTGCTGCGAGGCGCTCGGCAGCTTCCATGCGGCCGATTTGGGCGGTCAGGTCATCGAATTTCGCCTGCAGGCCGGTGAACTCGGTCAGCTGTTCGGCGCTCAGGGTGCCGCCGTCGGCTTCGATCTTGGCCAGTGCTTGCACGCTGGCGTTGACCTTGGCGCGTTCGCTGCGGAGCTCGTTAATGGTTGGCATATGCCTCTCTCCTAGAAAAGAAAAAAACCGCCCGAAGGCGGCTTGGTTGCTTGTCCCGCGAACGCGGTCAAAGTTGGTTCTGGACTGCCATCGCTTTCGCGCGGGCGCCAATGGAAGTCTGTTTCGTGGTGCGCGCGGTGCGCGCCTGCCGGGCCGCGGCGGCGATGCGATCCGCTGCAGCCTGGGGCGTCTCGATCCGATCGGCGAAACCGATGTCGACGCCCGTCTGACCGAGGAATACACCAGCCTCGGTGCCGCGGACAGCATCAACAGGCATGCCGCGGTAGCGTGCAACAGCATCGGTGAACATGCCGTAGTAGTTCTGAACCATGTCATTCAGGAAGATCTGCGACTGCTCGGTCAGCGGCTCGTGCGGGCTCAGGTCGTTTTTGCGGGCGCCGGCGTAGACGGTGGTTACCTTGACGCCCATTTGCTCGTTTCGTGCCGAAATGTCCATGTGCTTCGCGATGACGCCGACTGAGCCAACGCCGGAAGTGCGCGACATCGAGATATCGCCGATGGCAGACGCCATCAGGTAGGCAGCCGAATACGCGCTGAAGTTGACGATCGCGCTCATCGGCTTTACGCCACGGGCTTCGAACAGGAAATCAGCCAGCTCGAAGGCGCCGGTCGTGCTACCGCCAGGGCTGTCGATGTCGAACGCGATGTGCTCAACGGCCGGATCGGCGAGCGCTGCAGAGACCTGCGCGCGAATGTCTTCGTAGCTGGTCATCGTCTCGCAGACGTTCAACTGCGTGCTGCGGCTCACTAGAACGCCATGAATCGGGATCATGGCGACACCAGTCGCTGCGATCGCCTGGCGGCGCGCCTCTTCGGCACGCGCCGCCGAGCTCTCGTATGGACCTTCGTCCTCCATCATCTGCGGCTGCGCGCCGTTGACGCTCAGGTTGACGATGTTTAGGCTCATCTGCTGATTCGCCCAAGCTGCAACCTGGTCGAGCATCGACTCGGTCACCATCAATGGCTGATTGAAGATCAGGCTGGCAAGCCGGAAGCGGTTTTTCATGCGAGGATTCCTTCGATTTCTGCGACTGCCTCGGCGCTCGGCTTCGGCTGCTGGACCGGCAGCGGCTTGGCTGCGTCGACCATGTTGAGCGGCTGCAGGTAAGTGTCACCACCCTTTACAGGCGGCAGGTTTTCCAGGCGCCGGATGTCGTTGACCGACAGCCAGCCCCACTGGCGGGCGATCGCGTACGCCTCGTAGCGCGACTTCTGGTCGCCGCGCAGCAGTCCGGAGACGTTGAACTCGATGTAGTACTCGGCTCGCTCGTTCGGCAACAGCAGGTCACGCATCATTGCCTGCTCGTGCCGCTTGATCCACGGAAGGAGCGTGTAAATGACGAACTGGATGGCCTGGTGCTCGATGTTCGAGAACGTAGCCTTGTCCAGCTCGCCGATCATGTGCGGCGGCACCTTATAGATGCGCGCGATGTCCAGCGCGCTCAGCTTCAGCGCGGAAATCAGCTCCGCATCGACGTTGGTCATCGACAGGGCGCGGAAGGTCATCCCTTCCTGGAGCATGGCGACCCGCTTAGCGTTTGCGGCGCCGCTGTACTTGGCCTGCCATTGGTCCGTAATACGATCAATGACCGAGGGATCCTTGATCGGCGGAGCTTCACGCGGCCTTTCGATCACGCCCGACAGCGCCGTTCCGTTCAGGAATGACTTGCCGGCGTATTGGTGCATCGCCTGCGCATGCCCAATGGCGTTCGCGTGCAGCATGATCGGCGAGACGCCGACGTAGTTGTTCAGGCTCCACCAGCGGATGTGGTGAATCATGCGCTGCGGGACCGGCTCCTGCCCGTCGATGCTGAAATATGGCAGCATGTCTGGGCCGCGCATCACCTGGACCGATGCCGCCGGCACCGGAAGCAAATCCGTTACTGTGCCGTCCGGGTCGCGGGCGATGATGCTGTACGAGTTTCCGCGGGTACCGGCCGACAGTTGCGACCCTTCGCGATATTCGAGCGGCGTCTGCCAGCCATTCGGCCTGTAGGCCAGGATGTTGTAAAGGGGGTGGTCCTTCGCGGCTTCGCGCCCTTCGTCTTCGGTGCGGCGGAAGAGCTCGAGCGGCAACTGCGCAATGCTCTCGGCCAGCAGCGTCACGCAATTCTGCAAGGCAGTCATTGCAAGCGCCGATTCCACGGTGACCAGTGGGCCAGCATCAGAACGGGCGCCGCCGAGACCAGAGAGCCAACCGCCGCTTCCGGTCGCCAGCTGTGGACTGAAAAACTGTTTGGCGAACATCGTTATCCTTTACTTCCTGCCGGCGCCTGCGCGCGTGCGACGATGTACGACCAAGCGATCAGGCCCAGGCCAGCCACGATGAAGCCGGCGGGCAGATACACCATGCCAGCGCCGATGACGATGCAGATCAGACCAAGGAAGCCAGCAACGAGGGTCGCCCAGTCAAGAATGCTCATATCGTTACGCCCTCGTCGTAGATAGAAGTTGCCTGCGTCGGCTCGGGATTGAGCGACATGAGATAGACCGCGTTCAGCATCGCCATCAGCGGGTCGATCTTCCCAGTGCCCGATGCTTGTTTCGTGATCAGCACTGCATTAGCGCTTGGTACGATCTTGGCGTTACTGACACACCAGGCCATAAGCGGCTGACCGCCGTGCACCAGCACACCCTCGGCAAGCTTGCGTTCAGCCGTCTTGATCGGGCTGGTCAGCTTCCATCCCTGCGTAATACCGATGATCTTGTCTGCCGGCACGCCGTTCATCTCGAGCGCATCGAGAATGGCGCCGATTCCTTGCGGATCCAGGCCGAGCTTGTCCAGCACGCCAGCCTCGTAGACCATGGCGACGTTGGCGGCGAATTGGTCGATGTCCTCGCCGATGCGTTCAACCAGCGTCAGGTGACCGTCGCGCGCGAAGTCCAGCAATCGCGGCGCGATTTCCTTCCGCCGTTCCAGCACGGAAGGGTGGGCCCACGCATGCGCCCAACCGAGCCAGCGGCGAGTCGTCTTGCAGCGGCCGATCGCGTACTGACCCAGCAAGTCGTCTAGACCGCCGCCGTCCCCGCCCATCGTGACAACCTCGGATCGCTCGATCAGGTCGGACAACGAAAACGTGCGATCGAGTACGCCCTGCTGGCTCCAGAAATCGGCGCCGGCCCAGCGATCGGAGCGAAGGTTCATGCCGATTTCGACGTTCGCATGCTTGGCCATGAAGCCGCGGAACGACTCGGGCCCGGCCTGCTCGGCGATCTTGAATTCGCGCTCCAGGAAGACTTGGTCGACCGAGAACCCGATATTCGGGTTCACCATCGCCATGTTTTCCAGCAGCAGGCACTCGCCCGACTTCACCATTTCGGGCGGATGTTCGAAGATGATCGGCACGAATGACGGATCAACGATTTCGCCATCGCGCACCTTCCGCGCGTACTCTAACTTCTGCTTGAACACGCCGGCCGGTGGCTCGTCAGACTGCGTCGTCAGCCAAATCACGAAGCCTTCTGGACGCGATGCGCGTCCACCCAGCGCCTCGCGAAACATATTCTCTGCGCTCGACATCTTGCCGAACAGGTGCAGCTCGTCGACCAGGGTACCAACCGACTTTTTGCCGCCGACCGTATTCTGGTCTGCCGCCAGCACCTTGAGTGTCGCGCGACTCTCGCGGTGCGTGATTGTCTTCACGTGCGCCTGGACGTGCAGCAGAGCGTCGAGCTCGCCGTCACTTTGCACCATGTCCCACGCTGGCTTGTACGCGTTGTTGGCAACCTCAACTGTCGGCGCCAGCACTGAGAATTCCGCCGATTGGCGCCAGTTCAAGATCAGCGCCGTGAGCATGATCCCTGCCGCGACCGTCGATTTCGAGTTCTTCTTCGGCAGGAGCACGAAGAATTCAACGATCAGGCGGCGCCCGCTCTCGGCGTCGTACGCGCCAAAGATGCAGCGCACCAGGTCGAACACCCATTCAGCGCAAGACTCGCCGAAAGTCGGACTGCCAGGCGCATCCACGATCTTAAGTTCCTTGAAGATCGCCAGTGCCTGCTCGGCCTGCTCAGGAAAGATCGGCGGCGGGATGATCGTTTCGCCCGCGCGCAGGCGCGTCGCCCAATCAGGGCAAGCAGTTGTCCATTCCGCCATTTAGACCTTCTTCCCACCAGCAGCAACAAGCTTCGGAGGTGCGGCAGCAGCGAACTTCCCAGCACTCGCCTTCGCAGCCGCATCCTGCTTTTGGTCTTTCTTGCCGCCCTCACCCAGCTTCTGATGCTTAAACGGCAGCATTGCCTTGGCCGCGTCCATCCGATATCGGAGGTCTGCCGCCGGCTCATTCATGATCGTGGTGAGGAACTTGATCGGGTCGTCCGTTTCTGGGATATCGAACGGGATTTCCTCAGGGGGCGGGGGTGGCGGCGTTTGCTGCCTGACGGAGGGGGCGCCAGCCGTGGGGCGACGCTCGTCGATGTACTCCTTGATGCCCGGCTCTTTGGCGAGGCGGGAACCCGCAGCAGATGCCGTTTTTTCGCTATAGCCGGCGCGAATCGCCGCTTCTTTATTCGAGAACCCGGCCAAAACGGCATCGGCGAAGGCTCGCTTTTTGCCTGTTAAAGCCATTAACAAATTCCTCCAGGGGGGATTTTTTCCGCGAATGAG